ACTTTGCACATGAGAATTACGCTTTAGCGGCGTAGTCGCTCGGGGTTCTTGAGACAGTTCCTAGCAACAGAATACTGTTTCTTTTTATCTCCCTAAGAGAAGGATAAAAAATGAATCTGTTTTTAAGTAACATAGTACTTGTATCACTTTCATTATGGCCTGTTACTGCAACACAGACAAGTGTTGAAGAGGTAGTTCAACAAGAGATTACTTTAAGTCCCGAAACAGAAATTGTTTTAGACAAGAAGGAAATCAATTGTCTCGCAGTTAACATGTATCACGAGGCTAGAGGAGAAAGTACTGAGGGACAACTCGCAGTGGCTTTCGTGACTCTCAACCGAATGGAGAGTAAATCTTATCCCGATTCGGTTTGCGGAGTTGTTTATCAAGGTAGACACAAACCTTCTTGGAAGGATGAGGCAATACTGGTTCCTATAAGATGGAGGTGTCAGTTCAGTTGGTACTGTGATGGCAAACCAGACATTGTACGCGACACAGATTTGTTTAATGAAATGGTGCATTTGTCAATTGATGTTTGGCGGGGAAGACACGAAGATATGACAGGCGGAAGTTTGTTCTATCATGCTGATTATGTACAACCATCATGGGCAAAAAGTATGGTAATGGTAACACAAATAGATAGACACATGTTTTATAGAATGGCAAACTAAAATGGATGAAGCTCATAACTTTATAGTTACAGGTGGATGCGGATTTATCGGTTCGCATTTGGTAGAGGCATTGGTCTTACACGGACAGAATGTTTTAGTAATCGATGATATGCGTAAAGGTGATTACAAGATAGACTACAAGAATGTAGAGTATCTCCACCAAGATGTTGCCACTGCAATCCCGATAGGAAAATACGATGCAGTATTTCATTTAGCTGCAACACCCAGAATTCGTTATTCTCAAACAGACCCCTTTGGTACAATTACAAATAACATTAATTCAACTATGGTAGTTGCCGAGTATGCGAGAAGAGAAGGAATCCCCTTGTTTTTCGCTGCCTCTTCTAGTACCCAGTTTGTTCACCACCAATCAAACCCATACACGTTCTCCAAGACTGTCAGTGAGGAAATCTTACAACTATACCATGAACAATATGGTCTTGATTATCACATGATGTTTTTCTATAATGTGTATGGGCCAAGAGAGGCTGACTACGGTGAGTACAGTACCGTTGTTCGGTCATTTAAGAAATGCGTGGAAACCGGAAAACCGCTCAGGGTATTTGGTAGTGGTAATAAAACACGCGACTTCACACATATCCATGATGTTGTAGATGGTATGATAAAACTGTTGACCACAAAGAACAAACCAAGAGAAGTCCATTTTGGTTCTGGAAACCCTCACAGTATACTGGAGATTGCAAACGCATTTAACCACTCCAAGATACACGAGTTTGATAAGCCAGGCGAGGCAGAGGCGACAGAGTGTTTGAGACCTTATATCGAATCTCAGTATGACGTTATTCGATATATTGAGAATTGGAAGAATGATTTTGATGAAGAAAAGATTTTAAGAAATATAGATAACGAATTTAATAATGTGGATGAGAAGTATGCCAAAATTGATAGTAGACAATGATATGCAAAAGACCGAAACAGTAAGTGACCAATTCCTTATTACTAAGGAGTTTAAGAGTTCCTCCGATTTTTCCCAACATATAGAAAAGAAAGCCGTCAGTGGTGGAAACTATATTGATGTTCTCGTAGAGTATTGTACGAAGAATGGAATAGAAATCGAGAGTGTTAAGAAACTCCTTACTGCCTCCCTGAAAGAAAAAATCAAAGCAGAAGCAATAGACCTCAATTTGGTCAAAGGTGAGAAGTCCTGTAAGTTGCCACTGTGATGGAACCCTTTGAAGTTTACAAACTGTACCTTGCTATTAAACTTCACTTCACTACCAAGTCGTATGATGTAGTAAAGTACAAGGGGAAAGTCAGAGTCAAACAAGAAACCTTTCAGAAACGCAAAGACATGGTTTCCATAAAGAAGTTGGCTCGGGATTATAAACGCGAAGAGATTATTGATTTCTTAGTGGCTAATTTTGTCTCTGGCGAAAGATGGGGTGGAATGTTCGATGTAGGGGCATCCAAACGATACGAAGATTGGAAGATAAAAAAGACACAACGGGAATATCTCTTTAAGGGAGATGTTTCAAAGATACTACTGGAGATGGAGATACAGAAAGTTTCGCCTTTTTATGAAATAAATGGAAAACAGGGCTTGACTTTTCGTCTGTACTATGGTAGAATGATCAACATTGAGACTCTTGTTATATTAGATAAGATTTTCAATTTTGTAGGGGAGACTGATGATATTTTATTAGAAGATGTTGTACTACTAGTGAAAAAGTATCGTCCGTTTCTAAGAGTGACTGACACTATGCGTGAAGTCGCAAAACAGCTTGCTCAACCTGTATAAATAGGAGTGTACATTATGATGAGTGAGTCAAATATTTCCAACGATAGAGATAGACGTATTAGGAGAGTTCCTAGTGATAATAAAACTAGACTTGACAAATACAAACATCTTATCTATGATGAGGAGGTATATGAGTCTGATGAATTCATGGATGATTTAGACAAAAAAAGTAAAATACAACGCAAACAGAAACCAAACTAACGGGGATGCTCCCCAACACAATGCATACTACGGAGAACAAATAATATGTCATTTAATTCAATAGAAGATCTACGCAAGTCGCGTGGCAACATGGACACTCTCATGTCTCAAGTCGAGAAGATGTCTGCTACCAATACTCAGTCGAAAGACGATGGTAACGAATGGAAACCAACGGTTGACCAAGCTGGCAATGGGTACGCTGTAATCCGATTCCTGCCTCCAGCAAAAGGTGAAGAAATTTACTGGGCAAGACTCTGGACACATGGATTCCAAGGGCCAACGGGTAAGTGGTATATCGAAAACTCTCTTACAACACTACAACAACAAGACCCTGTTTCTGAATTGAACAGTGAATTGTGGAATAGTGGTGTTGAGTCTAATAAGGATGTTGCTCGTAAACAAAAACGCCGACAGTCTTTCTATTCCAACATTGTTGTTGTGAAAGATCCTTCCAACCCTGCGAACGAAGGTAATGTTTATCTTTATCGTTATGGTAAGAAAATCTTTGATAAGATTCAAGACTTATTGAAACCCGAATTTGAAGACGAGACTCCAGTAAATCCTTTTGATTTCTGGGAAGGTCGTAACTTTAAACTGAAGATTCGCCAAGTTGAAGGATTCCGAAACTATGACAAGTCAGAGTTCGAGCAAAACGCATCGCCAGTCGCTGCTGATGATGCGATAGAAGCATTGTGGGCAAATCAAAACTCTCTCCAAGAGATTGTTGACCCTGCCAACTTCAAGTCTTATGATGAACTCAAGACTAAGTTGAACATGGTTCTTCATGGTGCAAGTCGCGTCCCACCCACTATTGCCTCTCAAACAGGTGATATTGAGGATGACATATTTGCACAGAAGACAGTCATGCCGACTGCTGAAACATCTGTAGTATCGAATGTTTTAGATAGTGGTAAGACTGATGATGATGATGCAATGTCCTACTTTGCGAAACTCGCTGACGATAGTTAATATCTAGTGGTGTAATGCTATTGGGGGGCGTCCATAAATATAGGGCGTCCCCTTTTTTATGTGGTAAATTATGGATGTAATTATATTCGGCGGCCAGTTAGAAGACATCGCTGGGTCAATAGATAAGAAATTCGATTCTAAGAACATATCAATTAGACGGTCTTCTGGCGGGCATAAGATTGCCACGTTTCTGCGGCAGAATGGATATGAAGTCGATGTAGTAGATTATGTCCACCGATGGACAATAGAACAACTCAAAGAGTATCTTGAACCAAGGGCAAAGACATGTAAGTTTTTTGGTTTTGGTTCAACATTCTTTTTAGACAGCCCCATTGTTATGGAACTGATTGCGTGGTTGAAAAAAGAATACCCACACATACCACTCGTAGCTGGCAGTCAAAATGATAGTATGCGTAGTCTCAATGTAGATTGGTATATCTATGGTTACGGCGAATATGCCATATTGGAATTGTTGAAACACTTTGAGGGTGGGCCAGAACCTACTCACATACTCAATACAATAAATGCATACACCAAGTACAAGTCTTATCCCAAAGATGATTTAACAGTAACTTACCAAGAGAATGATTTCATACAACCCAGAGAAATAACTTTGATAGAGTTTGCTCGTGGATGTAAGTTCAAATGCAAGTTTTGTAGTTTTCCTATTCTGGGGGTGAAGGGTGATTACTCAAGAACCGCGCAGAGTGTTTATGATGAGATGTCAGAGAACTATGACAAGTGGGGTACTGAACATTATATTGTGTTGGACGAAACCTTCAATGATAGCAGTGAGAAGATTCAGAAGTTTGCTGATGTCATAGAGAAACTTCCCTTCCAACCAAAGATGACTGCCTATATCAGAGGAGATTTGATTGCCTCTAAACCAAGGGATTGGGACAACCTAATACGAATGGGAATTACTTCTCATTTTTATGGCATAGAAAGTTTTAATCACAAGGCCGCTAAATCTGTAGGTAAGGGAATGCAGACGGGTAGAATACAAGATGGTCTCTTAGAGGTCAAGGAGTACTTCCAGAAGAATGCCGGTTTCTACAAAGGTCACATGTCATTAATCGCTGGTCTACCATACGAGACTATCGACAGTCTACGAGAAACAACGAGATGGTGCAGTGAGTATTGGAGTGACCAAAGTTATCACATGAACGTGTTGATGATAAAGTTATTGGGTACGGCGCCTACACTGAATCACAGTTCAGAATTTGATATGAATTGGAAGGATTACGGGTACAGAGAGGGGACATTCCCTAATCAGGATATAAACTGGGATAAGAGTCCTAATCCCTACTACAAATGGTTGTACGACTACTTGGCGAGTTGTGGCGACTACATTCAGTGGGAGAACGACTACGCCACGATGTTTGATTGTTTCAAGTTCTGTGTAGAAGAATTCAGTCAGGCGAAACTAAAAAACATCATTGACCCATTCATGTATGATAAGTTTTTCATTGACCCCAGTGTACAATGGAATGATTTTATGGACAAGGAAGATATGCAACGCCGAGAGAGTTTTATACTAGACCACGCTGACAGTTACATCCAAAAGAAACTTAAGCATTCATAACACCTCTAAGTCGTTCGTCAGTCATGTGGTTGCTGGTATCCTTGTACACGGCAATAATTTGCGCGTCAGGTTTTACTACTGCACCACCGCCACCAGTTCCACCAGTTCCATTCCCACCGTTTGCCGCAAACTGGGCGTTCTGTTGTTCCATTTCACTTTGCGCGGTTGCCGCGGTAGTCTGTGCCCCAGCGATTGTTACCGCAGATTTTGTGTTTGGCGCAGGCGTTATCTCTGGTGAAGCAACACTACTGCCACTAAGTTGCGGTGACATTTTCGATGTTCCATCTTCATTGTGAGTCGCGCCGTGTTCATCATCCCACGATTTCTGATCGGTTGCCAGTTTATTTTTTCCTGCTATCGAATCCATACCGGCAACTGTTGGTCTTGCATCTACTGTACTCTTCTCATCATCACCGGACATACCATCTATTAATCTTTGTATTGCCTCGGCCGCATAGTCTTTAATTTGCCCGTAGTTAGCAAGATATCCAGATGTCTCTTGGTTTTTCAAATCGATATCATGCGGAAATCTTTCATCCTTATCTTTGGCGTCAGGGTTACCGTAAATATCATTGTACATATCTCTGGCCAAGAGGGCAATGTCAAGTGGCATGCCTGCAACAGATGGCAGGAATATTCCAGCACCCTCTGCCATCGCGCCCTTCATATCACCATCAAACAGTCTTTTTATTGACATGCCTGCCCCTGCGAGAGCGCCCACGGCAGGCAACATCTTTGCTCCTAATTTAACAAGTCCTTTGGCTGAAGCTTTGGCCAGTTTTGCTTTTGGGATTTTTGCAACCGCATCTCCCGCCGCATCTAATTTTGGAATGTTCTTCAAAGCGGAAGCGGCCGCTACCTTATTTACCTTAAACCGCATATCGGGCGTTCCATTTTTCTTCAATGGCCCAGTTGGGGTTGGTGGGGCCTTGGGTGTGCCCGCTGCTGATAAAACGGAAGCAGTCGCCTTCAGGCCAGATTTAACGGCCGCAGGAGTTGCTTTAGCGGCGTTTACTAACCCCT